GGGTCATCATGAGTGTGCTCCTAAACCCAGGAAGCGCAACAGGTAGAACCTGTCGGACATCGGCTTGTGGGGAATCTGCGGCTGGGTCGCTTCGCGGTGAATCTGCTCAGCGGTCTGGCCATGGGGGCGGGCATAGCGCCCATCGTATGAGAGCTCGCGGACACCGCCGCGGTCGGTTAATTTCTTCATCTCGCATTCTCCTGAAGTAGGCGTTGTGCATCGACGTGAGCCATCACCTTACTCGCAACCAGGTGGATTTGCACGCATTGATCATATGCCCGTGCGTCCACGATGTTGCTGGGGTGACTGTAGGCCTTTGAGCCGCTGCTGACAAACCGGCCGCGCAGGCCGATCTTCACCGCGTGCTGCGCATCGTAGGCGTAGACAAAGCGGGTGAGTACGTGGCCGTCCGCGTAAGTGATTTGAACGCTGAACATTTTATTGTCTCCTGAGAAGAAGGGCGCCCGCCGACATGGGGATAAGCGCCCAGGCAAAGTGGATGAAGAATTGCACCACAAGTCCAGCAATTCCAATTGCAAGTATTGGGTAGACAATGACCTTGATCGCCATATCAGAATCCACCGAACAAGAACATGACCACACAACCGACGCCGGCCGCAGCCAGGAAGGTGCCAAGGATCACGAGAGCGCATACGACCGGAACGGCTATGCTCCAGAAGATGCCCAGGACGATGGCGCCGAGAATTTTGAGGGGAAGGGTCATCATCTGTTTGCTCCGTTACTGGCGACCAGTAAAACACGGATTCCCAATTTGTCAAGCTCGACGTGAAGTGATAACAGCGGCTGCCTTGTTATCCGTTTCAGCGATCACGGTGTGAGGTGAATATGGCCCCCAATCGCCTCAGGGTGACGTCAGCCACGCCGGCCAAACCACCCCGCCACTACCGTACCGGCCCCCTCCTGATCGCCGCTCCTGGAGCCTCTCCTGAGCCCGATTATGTCGCATAGCCTTGCACTCCCTCGATTTTAGGGGTGTTGTGGTAACATAATGCCCACGAGGTCGTAGAACAACAAAAGTAGTCGACCTCCCTTTTTTTCCACGAGAGAACAAGAAAATGGCAGCTCCCCAAGTATTCTCGGCATTCTCAGGCGCCACCCGGTATCACGTATCGCGCGCCAGCTACCTCTTCGCCGGCCCAGGCTCACCCGCCTCACGCCGCTACAATCTCCTCGACGTTGAAGGTCTGCCCAGCCAGGGCCCCGATGTCGGTTCACCTTTCAGCGTGTACGCACAGATCAACCTGGGCTTCCCGGTTGTATCGACTGGCGCCACCACGGCAGGCGTAGGCTATGTGATCAGCGCGCATGCGGCTGGTACGGCCAACGTCAACATTCCCCTGGGTGCCACGAACCTGCAGACGCTGACCAAGTTCCCGACCCCGGTTGTGGTACTCGATGTGCCGCGCAATCTGCAGTACGTCAGCTCGACCACGGACACCACGCAAAGCGTGACCGTCAAGGGTTACGATCAGTACAACCAGGCGATGACCGAGACCGTGGCCCTCAGTGGCGCGACCCCGGTATATGGCAAGAAGGCGTTCTTGTACGTCGCATCGGTACAGGTCAACATTCTCATGGCCGGCAACCTCAGTGTGGGACTGGGCACGAGCCTGGGCCTGCCGGTGGCTGTCGACTTCGGCGGCTTCGTTGGCGAAACCGCAGTAGCCTGGACCTCAGGGCCCATCCTGCCGCGCACTGGCCAAACCCAGATCGCTGAGGCGTCACTCGGTACCTTCACGGGTGCAGATCGAACGATACCGGCAACTGCCACCACTGGGGACGTCTACGGCACTTACCTGCCCGACACGACTCTGGCCACTCTCACCACGCAGATATTGCTGACAGTCTTCCCGGCGATGGGCAAGAACGGCACGGTGAACTCAAGCTATGGAGTACCCCAGTTCTAATGACGTAGTGAGCGCCTCCCAATGCTGGGAAGCGCTTCAAACTATAGCCCTGGCGAGCTTGGTCTTGCTTCTATCCTACTGGGTGTGCAAGTACGTGGTTCCGCTGATGTTTGCAGGGCTGACATGCCGCAAGGGTGGCTGAGGATCATGGGGAGATAAGGGTACGACGCTATGAGAACAAAGGTTTATGCGATCACGGGCCAGACGGTGAATGCTTCACTGTTGGCATCCCCCAGCGGATCAGCTGCCATACCCGGTGCTGTTGCGGCCTATCAGGCCTTCGTGGCCAAGGGTGCTGCGACCGTAGCTGCTGTGCAGGGCACCGCCACCACCACAGCGCTTACGCTGGCGGCAGCTGGTGTGCTCGAATCGCCCTCGACCATCACGCTCACCAATGGGACGTCTGACCTATCGACTGGTCTTGTCACCATCGTCGGTACCGACATCCTGGGCAATGCTGTCACTGAAGCGCTCGCCGGCCCCAATCACAACACCGTGACGTCGGTCAAGACCTACGCCGCAATCACATCACTCACCACGGATGGCAATGCCGTCTGGTCTGGTGGGCACAACATCTCTGCGGGCACAACCACAGCTGTCCTGCCGCTCAGCGCGAACCAGGTCAGCATTGCAGCTGGTCAGGCCCTGGGTGTTGGCATCATGACGCTGGCCAACTCAGGCGCCATGGTCTCCCCTGGTCAGTTGACGCTCACCTCGATTGTGGACGTGTCGGCCATCAGCTTCGCCATTGTCGGCAAGAACGGACTGGGCGCGACCATCAGCGAGGCATTGCTTGGACCATTGGGTGCAGGCACGCCAGTCACCGTCACGTCGGTCAACACGTACGCTTCCATCACCAGCATCACCCCCGGCATCAATTCGGCGCAGATCGTCGGTGCTGGTAGCACGATTCAAGTCATCCCGCCGGCCAAGCTCACGATCAAGTCGGGCACCACAGTGCTGTCCGGCCTCACCTTCAGCATCGTTGGCCACAACGCTGCCGGCGCTCCCCAGACGCAGGTCGTGACGGGACCAGGCGCGAATGCCACCGTCACCACGACCGACACATGGTCGGATGTGACCAGCGTTACCCCGAGCCTGGGGTATGCCGGATCAGGTTCAACCGGCGCCGAGATCGGCGTGCCGTTGAGCACTGCGGCCACTTTGGGCGTCAATCTCCTGGCCGTACCCTACGTGTTCGGCTCGCAACAGACCTTCCAGGGCTTCGGTGGCAGGGCGATGAAGCCAATCGCTGGCGTCCCCATGGAGCTCAGCATCACCCAGGGTGTTGGCAGCCTGGCGAACGGCTACGTCATCACTGGCCTCAATCGTTGGGGTATGCCCATCACCGAGACGCTGCTGACCGCGGCCGGCGCTGGTGCCACGACGTCATCCAAGGTCTACTCACAGGTCAACTCAATCGTCCCCACGGTCGCTGACGATGTGGACTTCGACATCGGCGTACCGGCGCGTGTCACGACTCCCTGGGTGCAGCTCAATCAGACGCGCGGCTTTGACCAGGCAGAGCTGGCGTACGTGACCGTCGACAGCATTGTGGCATCGGTGGGCTGGGTGCTTGAAGAGACCAGCGCATCGCTTAATGAGCAAGGCCTGGGTCCGCAGGGCTGGAACAACAACAGCTACAACACGCCGACGTACAACGGTGATGCGGCGCCTATCGACGCGACCAGCACCCCGACCTTTACTGTTCCAGCGCAGATTCACGCTGGCACGCAATGGGCGCGGCTCGTGAACACTGGCAACACCGGATCATCTGCCGTAGTGAGATTCGTCCGCCCGAGCTTCTAAGCTGGCATGGCTCTCGGTGGTATCATGGATGCCTAGCACGAGAACAAGAACATGACGGCGTTAGTCCCTGCAGCCACTGGCACTTACAACTTCAACCCGGCCGAAGATGACTTCGTTGCCGAGGCGTACTCGCGCATCCAGATCAGAGGCGACGAGGTGGACACGCAGAAGATTGTCGACGCTGAACGCTCAGCCAATCTGCTGATGGTCGAATGGAACAACAAGGGCCAGAACCAGTTCCAGCTGCAGCTCGCGATCATCCCATGCAGCACTGTGCCAAACATCGCGACCACAGGCCAGATCGCCGGCTCATTCTTCGGGCCCAACACGCTGCAGGTCTTCACCTCGGTGTGCATCACCAACTTCACCCCAGGCAACCCATACAGCGGCTTCAGCGTGCCCATGATCCGCCTGGGTCGCGCTGACTACGAACAGATCCCATACAAGCCTGATCCCGGCCGCCCTGACCGCTACTTCTGGGACACGTCAGGCCTGACCATCGCTGGCAACTACATGCAGCTGTGGCCCATGCCCAATCCGGTTAATGTGTACACCATCAGAGCGTGGACATTCCAACGCACCCAAGACGTTGGCGGGCTCACGAACCTCGCGCCCGTCAAGTACGAATGGATGGAAGCGTTCAACGCCGGCCTGACAGCACGGCTCGCCGAGAAGTACCAGCCCAGCCTGTTCCTTGAAAAGACGCAGATCGCCAATGCCGCATGGGCGCTGGCCGTCAGTGGTGGACGCGAGCGCGGGCCCACGCGGTTCCGTGTCGATGCGCGGAGCGCGACGTCATGGAGATAACCACTTGCACGCGACCACAGCCTCACAGCGGCCCATGCAACGGATGGCCGTGCCCATGGCGTCGCTTCACTATCTGGCTTAAAGATTGGTTCAACGAAGTGCAGAACAAGGTCGTACTGGGACGCATGAGCGCGCGCCGCGCCAAGAACATCAGGTCCGAGTCGGAGCTGTTTCGCGACAGGAAGCAGCGGCGATGGTGCTAACATTCCCGACGAACATCGCGCGGTACACCGATGACTTCGGTGACACCTTCCCTGCCTACATCAGCATCAACGCTGAAGGCAGGAATGTGGAGATCACGGTGCGCGGCATACAGGAAGACAAGCAGCCTGGCCGCACGGCAATGATCCCGATGCAGCGCGCGGTGTTCCACAAGCTCCTGGTCGACGCCAAGATGGAGCTAGACCGCATGATCCTTCGCTGGGGTGCATAAATGGCACGCTACCTTGGCCGCGATCAAGTAGGCACATGCCAACGCTCAGGCAAGAAGGTCAGGCGTGCTGACCTGGTGGAAGATGGCCAGGTCAAGGGCCTGCTTGTGGACAAGTATTGGTACGAGCCATATCACCCGCAGCTGCTGCCGCCGCCCATGCGCGCTGACGGCATCGCTCACTTGCGGCCGGCGCCCGATGACCGGCTGTCGCCGCCAGCTCCCACGCTTGTGTTGCTCAGCTCAGGTGGTGGCATCGTCGAGCTGCAGTGGAATCAGACCAGCAATGACATTGCCTTTACGCTGTACTACGTTGTGTCGGTCTTCAATGCGGTGGCCGGCACGTACGCTGACCTGCTGACCATCTATGTTCCCGACACCTACACCGTGAGCTTCAGCGGCAACCTGATACTCGATCCGTTCCCGTTCCCCGTGGCTGTCACAGCGGCGCCTGGCACGATCCTGGTCGTTCAGGCATATGCGCAGGAAGGTGGTTACAGCCCGTACTCCAATCAGGTGACAGCATGAGCATTGCATATAGCTACGGCACATTAAGCGCAGCGCTTCAGGCATGGGCGGATAACACCGCGGCCGACTTCCAGACCAACATGGGCGACATCATGCAGAAGGGTGAGCTGCGGCTGTACCACATGCTCGACCTTGACAACCTCGACCCGACCGTTGCCGGCGGCGCGATCAGCACGAGCACTGGTATCGTGTCCAAGCCTACCAACATGATCCGCGACCGCACGGTCATGGTCATCGTCAGCGGTGCGAAGGTGGCTGTGCTGAACAAGCGCACGTTCGAGTTCGTTGTGCAGTACCTCATTGACGCCGCAGGCGGCACAGGCGTGCCGAAGTATTATGCCGAGAACGATGCAGGCGACTGGATCACAGCGCCTCTGACGGCGCTCACGGCTACCATATCGGTGCGCGGCATCTTCAACCCCACGCTGCTGGGTGACAACGTTGGCTCGACAAACCTTGCCGGCATCGTCGCAAGCGCGCATCTGGTGGGCGCGACGGCGCTGACACTGACCACTTCACCCTTCGTCTACACCACGGCAGGCCTGGCACCGAGCCAGGTGTGGCTGTACAGCGCTGCCAATCTGAGCGCGAATAGCTTCACCATTGTCGGCTTGGACATCGACGGCAACGCACAGACGGAAGTCCTCGCTGGTCCTGATGCGGGATCGGTGACGTCGCTTGGCACCTACAGCTCAATCACGAGCATCACGCCGACAACCACGGACAGCACGAACTACGTCAGCGCCGGCTGGAGCCAGGACAATTCGACCTGGCTGTCGACCCGCTTCGGTGACCTGCTGTTCTGGTGTTGCATGAGTGAGGCCTGCCAGTTCAACAAGCGCTGGACCGCGGCCAAGGTGGCTGACGCGATGATCGACTCACTGATCCCCTACGCACAGATGATCACCCGCTCCCTGAAGCGGAATGACCTCGATAGCCTGTATAGTGGAAGGCAGAATGTGGGGGCGCCTGGCGCGGTCCCGCTACCAGTGCCGCCACAGACGGCACAAGCACAAGGACAATAAGCCATGGCCGACACCTATAGCCAATACGCGCAGCTGCTGCTGATGCAGGACGGATCGCACCCAAACACTTGGGGCGACCTGACCAACACGAACCTTGAGCTGATCGATCAGTCGATGTCTCAGGTGACGAGCGTCGCCGTGTCGAATGCCAACTTCCCACTGACCAACTACCAGGCAGCGCAGTCTCAGGCGCGCAGCTTGGCCTTCAACGTCACCGGCACACTGTCGGCCGCGGTCGCCATCGAGTTGCCCGCGAACTATCCGCGCCTGTATGTCTTCTTCAACCAGGCCACCAACTCAGGCAATGGCGTCAGCCAGTACCCGCTGACCGTCCAGGTAGGCACAGGCTCACCGCTGGGTACGACCGTGGCGCTGTCCGGGCCGACGACCAACAACGGCAACGGTGTGGCGAACCTCGTCTATACCGATGGCACGAACGTGTACGGCGCACAGCCTCCGGGCGAGTTTGCATCGCTCAATGTCTATGAGGCCTTCACGGTCGGCACAGCATGGACGCCAGTAGCAGTTCCGCTGACCGGCGGACCGGGATACACGGGCACCATCGACACATCCAAGTCGAATGAGTTCTACATCACCGGACCGGCGGGCGCGACCTCGCTGGCCTTCACCTTCGCCAACTCCGGCCCGAATGGGCAGTTGTCTGGTCAACAGATCCAAGTGGCGGTCACCCAGAACGGCAGCGGCGGCATGGTTCCGTCATGGCCGAGCGGCGTGCTATGGCCCAATGGCGTACAGCCTGTCTTCTCGACCACTCCGAACGCCACCGACCTGGTCAGCCTCACGTACACCAACGTCGGCGGCACACTGGTATGGCTGGGCAGCTGGGAGCCTGACTATGGCGCGGCTGGCAGCACAGGTGGCACGTACAACGTCAAGATCAGCGCGAACGCCACCGATGTCAGTGTGCTTGGCCTCATTGGCGCCGTCAGCGGTTCCGTCACGGTCAACGTCACAGTCAACATCGGCGTGACACTGAACGCGAGCAGCATTCTCAACTTCGGCCTCGATTGCTCCGGCCTGCCTGGTGGATCAATCGTCAACCTGTACAACGCCGGCTACATCACCGGCTGCGGTGGCAACGGCGGCCCAGGGATATTCTGGGTAGGCGATGCCAGCTTCGGCTTCGGAACCGGCGACAGCGCGAACCCGGCGCCATCTTCTGTCGGTCAGCCCGGCGGCGCGTCAATCAATGGACCCAATGGCGGCACGCTGAACATCTACAACACCGGCCACATCTGGGGCGGTGGTGGCGGTGGTGGCGGTGGCGGGTATCAGACGGCTACCGGCGCAGGCACGCAGTGCGCGTCTGGCGGTGGCGGTGGTGGAGCTGGCGGTGGCATCGGCGGCACGGCATTCGTCGGCGGTCAGTCCGCTGGCGTGATCGTCGGCGGCGCTGGCACCAACGGCAACATCGCGCCGAACGCATCAGCAGCAGGCGTTGCTGGCGGTGGTGCGGGCACCGGATCTCATGCCGGCGGCAATGGCGGCAACTGGGGGGCGGCCGGCTACACTGGCGTAGCGCCCACATCGGCCACCGTGACGCGATACAACGGCCTGGGCGGAGCGGCTGGAGCTGCAGTCCTGCCGAACGGCGGCACAATCAACGTCCCGATCTCAGGTGACATCCAAGGTACGACCTAAGCGGGGGCCCGGTGAAAGACCAGCCCGAGATCGAAACCTTCACGCTGAAGATACCGCCCGGCCTGTTCACTGAACAGACCGCGCGCGGTCTTGTCTATCAGACGACGGTCGAGCAGTACAACCGCATCGGCCAGGGTCGCTGGAAAGACGGTCAGTTCGTGCGCTTCCACAACACGCAGCCACAGAAGCTGGGCGGCTGGACCGGCATGGAATACGACGCCGACCCCTCGTCTGGCAACATCATCGGTATCCCACGCAACCTGAAGAAGTGGTCCGCGCTCAACGGCCAGGAGCTCGAAGCCTTCGGTGACGGCTACAAGGTCTACGTGCTGAACAACTACGCGGTGTACGACATCACCCCGCAGCGTCGCCAAGTCACGCTCAACGCCGCATTCCAGACCACCAATGGATCGCAGGTCGTCACTGTGATCGATTACAACCACGGCGCCAACACGGGCGACTACGTCCTGTTCACTGGCGGTACCGAGGTAGGTGGTGTGCAGTTCAGCGCTGCGACGTTCGTGCCGGAGTCGGGACAACTCACCATGACGGTGGGCGGAAACACGGCCGAATACTATGGCTACGACTCCTATACCGATGCCCATGGTGGACCGTTTGGATCAATGTCTAGCACGACCACGAGCATCGGCACCATCACGCAGCTTATGTTCCAGGAAGGTTTGGGCGTCTTCACGGTCATGATAGACGGAGGGATCGCTGGCGCTCCCGCGAAGACCGCGTTCACCACCATTTCGGTTTTCGATGGGTCAAGCACAACCACCAAGGTTTCTTCAACTGCAACCTACAGCGTGAGCGGTAGCGTCGCTACGTGGACCGGCTTCAGTGGGGGTGCGATACCGAGTCCGTTCCATGGTGGCATATTCACGGTCTCGTTCACGCCAGTGGTCATTCCAGGTACAGGTGGAGACGCGACTGTGCTCGTGGCAGCCGCGCAGAACACCACAGGTGGCACACCGTTGACACTGGTCGTCACGCCGTACGTCATGCCTGTGCCGCGCTTCATCACCCTGACCAGCGCTTTCGACTTCAGTGCCATCAACTTCACCATCGTGGGCAAGAACCAGGAGAGTGGCGCATCGTGGTCTGAGGTGCTCACCGGGCCAGCTGCCGGCAAGACCGTGCAGTCGACCAACGTGTATGCCACCATCATCAGCATCACGCCGACGACATCGCTTGCCGAGAACATCAGTGTCGGCTATCCGTTCGCACCAGGCGAGTACCAGATCACTGCCGTGGCCTACTCGCCGCCCGCCAACGTGGCGGCATCTCAAGCGCTCACTACCTCCACAGCGATCACCCTGACAGCATCGCCGTTCGTCATGATGGGCGGCGGCTACCTTTCCATCACATCTGCCAGCGACCTGAGCGCAGTGAGCTTTGCCATCGTCGGCTTGGACGTCAACGGCAACGCTCAGACTGAGACCTTGCTGGGTCCGAACGCGGACACCATCACCAGCGCGCTGGCCTACTCCAGCGTGACCAGCGTGACGCCTGGGACCATTACTGGCTCACCCTCAGCGAGCGTCGGCAACTTCTTCCCCGCGGGCAGCGCGTACACGTTTGAAGCCGCGATGCCAGCCACGTCTACCGCAACCGGCGGCGGCACAGTCATCGCCTCATACGACATCAACGCCGGGCTCGACTCGCCAGGCTTTTACTACGGCTGGGGCGTAGGACCGTGGGGCGCTGGCACATGGGGTACGGCCCGCACGACCTCGACCATGGTGCAGGCGATCCGCCTGTGGTCGATGGACAACTGGGGTGAGAACCTCATGGCCTCTCCGCGCGGTGGCAGCGTGTACTACTGGCGCTATGACCTGGGCTTCACCACGCATGCGCAGAATATCAGCCAGGTGATCGAGCAGGGCACGAACGTGAGCGATGGCCCGCCGACAACCAATCAGCGCATCCTGGTAAGCGCAGACGCGCAGCAGCTGGTGTGCCTTGGTGCTGACCACGACGGCGTGCAAGATCCGCTGTACATCATCACCAGCGACACGGCGGACTTCACCAACTTCACCCCGAGCTCAACGAACAACGTCTACGATGGCCGGCTGTCATCCGGCTCAGCGATCATGACAGGCATCCGCACGCGCACGTCCATCGCGATCTTCACCGACATCAGCGCCTATATCATGACGCCCAGTGGCGACACGAGCATCTATTCGCAGACCCAGATCGGAGAGAACACGAGCTTGATTTCCGCCAACGCTGTGGCGGAGAACAACGGCGTGCTGTACTGGATGGGTGACCGCAAGTTCTACAAGTACGACTCGATCATCCAGGAGCTTTCCTGCGATGTCTGGACCCATGTGTTCGACAACGTCAAGGCCGCGAAGGTGGGCTATGGCGGCATCAACATGGCCATGTTCGATAAGATCACGTCCTGGTACAACGACCAGTGGTCTGAGGTGTGGTGGTTCTACCCCAGCTTCACCGCGACCGAGAACGACAGCTATGTCATCTACAACTACAAAGAGAACCACTGGACCTATGGCCTGTTCGACCGCACCACCGGCTGCACGACCTCTTCGTTCTACGGCTCGCCACTGGCAATCGATCAGAACGGCTCCATCTGGCTGATGGAGGATGGAGTAGACCAGGTGGACGTGAATGGGGTAACGACTGCAATTCAGCCATTCCTCAAGTCATATGACTACCAGGTGATGGACGGTGCAGAGGTCGCGGCCTTCAGTCGCGCGGTACCTGACCAGCTCGACCAGACCGGCACCATGTACATGCAGATCGCGAGCAAGCGCTACCCCAACGATGCCTACCAGTACAGCACGCCGTACGCGATCACCAACGGCACCGGCAAGGAAGACTTCCGCGCGCGCGGCAAGCTCGTCAGCTTCAACTTCTATTCCAATGCGGTCGGGGCCAACTGGCGCATGGGTTTCTGGAGCTTCGAGGTTCAGTCTGATGGGGAGCGATAATGGCATCTCTCGTCCAGATGATCCAATTCCCAGACAAGGAACCGGAGGCAGTCCGCAGTCAGAAGCTGCGCGCGCTCGCCCTCACGGTACAGCAGCTCTCGCAGCAGCTGAATTCATCCGCCAGCGCTCAATCGTCTTCGGGCAGCGTCTCGGCAAACTACCCCTACCTAGTAACCAAAGGTACGGCTGGCCTTCCAAATTCTAGCGTCCTGCAGGTACTGTCGCCAATCACGCTTGCCGGCGGTAACGTCATAGGGTTCGACGCTGCGCTGGTGATGCTTGAGCAGTTGGGCGACGTGCTCGTGAGCGGCGCGTTGTTCGGACAGATCCTCATGTGGAACGGCGGCGACTGGATCAACGTCGACCCGAGCAAGCTCAAAATCATCTGGTCGCAGATCCAGGGCACGCCCACAACGCTCGAAGGCTACGACATCACCGATGCTGTCAACCAGAGCTTCGACATCATTGCCGGCCCAGGCCTGACTGGCGGTGGCACGATGGGCGGCGGCAGTCTCACCATTGGACTGGGCCCGCAGCAGGTCAGCCCGGTCTTCATCCCTGAAGACCCCGAGGACAACAGCTATGTCATTCCTGGCCCGCCGGGCGCCGCCGGGCGCGCGGGCCGCCAGGGCGTACCTGGAGCTCAAGGTGAAGACGGTGAGGATGGCTATACCATTCCCGGACCGCCGGGGGTGGCCGGAACCACTGGAGCAGCTGGTGCGATGGGTGGTCAGGGCTACCCAGGAGCCCAAGGCGACGATGGCGAGGATGGCTACACCATCCCAGGGCCACAGGGTCCGCCGGGCCCGACAGGGCCGGCCGGCAGCGGTGGCAGTGGCAGCACAGTATTCCTGCCTCAGGACGATCCTGAGGATGCCTATGTCATCCCCGGCACCCAGGGAGCTGATGGCTCACCAGGCGCAACCGGACCCACCGGACCGCCCGGACAGTCATTCCCAGGTCGCCGGGGAGAGGATGGCGAGACCGGCCGCCAGGGCGCGCGCGGCGCTACCGGCCTGACAGGTGCCACCGGAACAACCGGATCTACTGGTGCAAAGGGCAGCCAGGGCAACCCAGGCCGTACGGGAGACGAGGGCGAGAAGGGCGCCAGGGGCTCGACCGGCGCTCAAGGCGCGGTTGGAGGCACCGGGCCTACCGGACCTACAGGGTCGACCGGGATAGGCGTTCCTGGACGACAGGGCGATGAGGGCGAAGTCGGCCGGCGGGGCATACCAGGGCCAGTCGGTCCGGTCGGTGCTGGGGGCGCAACAGGCGCGACGGGCGCCATCGGTCCGGTCGGTATCGGCGTACCTGGCCGCCAGGGTGACGAAGGCGAGGTGGGCCGCAGGGGCATTCCTGGTCCTGTGGGGCCAATTGGTGTCACCGGGGCTACAGGATCGACTGGCTCGACCGGATTTGGTGCCCCAGGGCGTCAAGGTGACGAGGGCGAGGTAGGGCGTCGTGGTATCCCCGGACCCGTTGGGCCCACCGGAGCAACTGGCTCTACCGGCACGATAGGCCCCCAGGGCTCACCAGGACGCCGTGGCGGGGACGGCGAGGATGGGCTGGCAGGTAGGCCAGGGATACCGGGCACGGCAGGCGCTGCGGGCTCCTCAGGCGCCACGGGCGCAATTGGGCAGAGCATCCGTGGTCGGCAGGGTGAGGACGGAGACGCGGGGCGGCGCGGCATGCCTGGGCTCACTGGTGTCACGGGCGCAACAGGTAGCACGGGCGCAACAGGGGCGGCCGGCCAGAACATTCGCGGGCGCCCCGGTGACCATGGAGACGACGGACGTCGTGGGCCGCCTGGGCTGACAGGGGCAACCGGAGCCACGGGCGCGACTGGCCCGGCTGGGTCTGGCGGTAGCGGCGGCGGCGCGCGGCGCACGTACCACGATGAGCCGAGTGAGCGCGCAATGCGCGGGGCGATGATCGCATCCGCTCCACCGACAGCAACGGTGCAGCTCACAGCGGTCACCGGACACTCAGGTCAGTTCATGGACGCGGCTTCAGCGCCCGCGCTCAACACGGCGATCTCGCCTACATGGTACGGCAACCACACGTTCGCCCCGGCGAGTGGTATCGCTCAGACAATAAACGCAAGCGCGGCTCACACGGCAATTTCCATCATCGGCGCCAGCGGTTACGAGGCCAGCATTTACTATACAGATGGGGGCACGGGCAATAGACAGTATGGTCTCGGTGTAGGAATAGTTGCTGTCGGAGCATTTTCTCTTTACGACATTACCGCCGGAAAAGAGCGCATCAGAACCTCTAGCATAGGTACCGTCACAATTCTCGCACCGGATAGCGGAACCGCGCTTGTGGCAAAAGCAAATTCTAGCGCGCAAGGCATCGACCTGTGGACAGGAGTGGTCAACGGCGGCGTACTTCTTCAAGGCTTCAATTCGACTGGGGCGACCCGCACTGGATACGTTTACTTCATCAGCGGCACGAGCGGAATAGGCGGGGCGACTGAAACGATTATAGATAACGACGGCACTACCGCCAATGATTATCTGAGTTTTGTTAGCGGCGGCGTTCGGCGCCTGCAAATAAACGGCGTCGGCAACGTCACAATTCCAGCGGCGGCAAGCGGTGTCAGTTTGACGGTAACGGGAAATGCAACCGCAATTGCGGGTTTGCAAGTTGTCA